ATCAGCCAACTCGGCGGACAGGTTGGCGAATGGGAAAAAGAGAGCATCGAAACCTACAAGAATTACGAAACCTATATGCTGGAAGCCAAAGGCGCGATGAGCGCCACGGCGGAAACAGCGAGCGAACTTGAACGGAACTATGCGGATCTTCAGACCAAAGCGCAGGAATGGGCCGCCAGCACGATCTTCCACACGAACGACGTTGCGAAGGCTATTTCCGAAGCGGCACACGCGGGCTGGGATTATGAGAAGATGCTGCAAGGCATCCCCCAGGCGATGGTGCTGGCCCAGGCGGGCAACACGGATCTTTCCAGCGGCCTTGATATGCTTATCAAGACCATTAACGGCACGGGGATTGCCTTTGAAGACAGCGGAGAATTTGTAGACCAGTGGGTGATGGCGGCCAACAGCAGCGCAACGACGGTCAGCGAGCTGGGCGAAGCCATGGAGAAGATGGGCGCGACGGCCCGATTCGGAAGCAGCACGGAAGAACTGCTGACCATGCTTTCCGTGCTGGCAAACACCGGTACCGTCGGTAGCGCCGCCGGTACCCTTCTGCGGAACAGCATGATCCGGCTGATTGCCCCGACGAAGAACGCCCGGGAAGCCATGGAAGGGCTGGGCGTGGAAGCGGACGAAATCAGCGAAGCGGTGGGCGGCGACGCGGACGCACTGGCGGAGGTTTACGGCCTGCTGGAAGACGTTGGATTCAGCGCCTATAAAGAAAACGGCGAGCTGAAACCCTTCCTTACCACGTTCAAACAACTGTACGAAGTGACGAAGGGCATGACGGAAGCGGACAGGAACAAAGTCCTTTCCGCGATCTTCCCCACGCGTACCATTACGGGCGCTATGGCGCTGCTGCAGGCGGCGGCGGAGGATTACGACGGCCTGCTTGCCAAGATTACGGACAGTGAAGGATACGCGGCGAAAGTCGCCGGGATCCAGGTAAGCGGCTTGATGGGTTCGGAAGAGCTTTTCAAGAGCAAATGGGAAGAGTTCAGCCGGAAAATCGGTGAAATTCTCAGCGACCCGGTGGAGAGCGCCTATGATATCCTGGGCGGATTCATTGACACGCTGAACGAAGCGGATCCGACAATCCTTGCGGCAATCGCGGGCGCGGCCACGTCCCTGGCGGCGGCTGGCCCGGCGCTGATTACCGCCGGTATCGGCATGAAGATGTTCAGTATTTTGGGGCCTTACGGCACGGCGATTCTGGCGGCGGTTGTCGGCATCGGTGCGCTGGTTGGGTACTTTACGGAGCTGAACAAGATAGCGCTGGAAAACAACTTCGGCAAAATGGCGCTGGACATGGACACGATCAACGAAGCGCTGGAAGGCATCGGGGATGAAAAGGCCGGATTGCTTAGCAATCTGAAACAGTTCAGCGAAGAATTTGACACCCTGCAGCAGAACTATGATAAAGCCGCCGTTTCCCTGTCCGAAGGACTGACCAGCAAAATGATTGCCGGTACCACGCTGACGGACGAGGACAAGCAGAAATTCCAGCAGTACGGCGAGGATATGATTACAAATATCCAGACCGGCATTACTACGGCGACGGCGGAGAAAATGTCTTTCGTGAGCCTTCTGTTTGGCGACAGCAACACGGAAGAGGACAGCAACGAAGACCTGGCCAACAACCCGGCCTACGCGAGTATTATTTCACTGCTGGAAGTCGGCATGGGCGCGGCGAAGGACAGGGCCGCAGAGTTGAGCCAGGAGCTGCGTAAAGCGCTGACAAGCGCCTTCGCGGACGATAAGCTGACGGACGAAGAGCTGCAGAATATTCAGTCCATCATGGATCAGATGAATGACCTTATGAGCGGACTGAACCCCAGCGACGTTGAACGCAACAAAATGCGGATCAAGAGCCAGCGGGTAAGCCTGGAAAGCATGAAGGAGTTCAGCGAGGAAGTGAACGCGGCGAAGGAAGCGACGTTCGGAGAGCTGGACGACCAGATGCTTGACTTGCAGGCGACGCTGCAGACGTACTACGATTGGGCGCTTCAGCACGGGCAGAAGTTCATTAACCCCATGACGGGCGAACTGGTGAACCCGGCGGAGGTTGATATCAATTCCCTTATCGCGGAAACAGAGCGGCAATACAGCACAAAGCGTGCTGCCTGGGAAGGCGACTATAACGATATCCTTATGCGCGGATGGGAAAACGCGCTCCGCACAAGCGACACGGGCGCTCTTTTCCAGGACGCGGAAAACCTTATGCGGATGGCCCAGATGGGAATTATTGCCCCCGGTGCCGCCGGAAATGAAATTCTGCGGTTGAACGGGAACCAGGGTATGCTGAAGCGGAGCCTGGAACAGCTCGCGGCGTTCTATGACCCGGAAGGCAACGGCGACGTTAGCAGAGGTTGGGCGGAAATGGCCCGGCTGGCAGCGGAATACCGGGGAATGGAAGGCGAAGAGAACCAGGCACGGGCAGACTGGTTTGAGAGAATGTACATGATGGGTACATTCGGAAACGGAACGCCGGAAGCCTACGCGGGCATGATGTCCGCAGACGCGAAAGCGAGCCAGGGCCTTTACAGCCTGGTTGCGGATCTGTTCGGAAGCTCCAATATCGCGGCACAGCAGCAGAAGATCTTTGACTACTACAACAACGAACTGACCGACGCGCAGCGGGCGTTTGTCGATCAGAACATAGAACAGCTCAAAAACGAATACGATCTGGCGGGCATCGTTTCCGACGTGGAAGGCATTGACCAGATGAGTCCGAAGGCGGCGGAATGGCTGGCGGCTTACCGGTTAGGCATCCGCCCGGGCGAGTTTGAGGAATACCGGATTACGCCGGAAGCGAAGTACGGGCGGGCCATGGAACAGGCCCAGGACGCCGTAGCACAGCAGTACGCCTATATCCAGAGCCTGCAGGAAAAGCAGGGCAAGATTGCCGGGGAAATTGACGCCGCAAACCAGCGGATGGAAGCCAACAACTATGGCATTACAGACGCGGGCGGTTATCACCGCGACTGGACAAAGGTAAACGGCGAAGGCGGACTGGAAGACCAGAAAGTTGAAGTTGACGCCGAAATTGAAGCGGCAATGGCGGAACTGGAAAAGCTGCAGGGCGAGCTGGACGAGCTTTCCGCGCATCCACCGATTGACGTAAACGCGGAAGCGAAGCTGGACAGCAGCGCGGTTGACGATTGGGTACCGCCGGACAAGTACGCCTGGGTATATTACAAGGCGAAGGACGAAACAGGCGAAGGTGAAGGAGAAGGGTTTGCCGAAGGCGGACGCGCTGACACACCGTCCCTGTTTGGTGAAGCCGGGCCGGAATGGGCCATTCCCGAAGCGCACACCCAGCGGACGGCTGACCTTCTGCGGGCAGCGGCGGCGGCGAGCGGGTTCACCTGGGGCGAACTGCTGGCGACCAACGGCGGACTGAACGCCGGGGGCGGGATCAGCGTCAATATCCAGAGCTACAGCCCGGTTATCAACGCGAACGACGCAACGGGCGTGGCGGACGAGCTGGCGAAGGATAAGGCCCGGTTGGGAGCCGTCGTCAAGAAGGCCGTGCAGAGCGCCATTGAAAACATGAACTTGCATAACTCCATAGAAGTTTATGCGTAACGCAAGGAGATCAAAGGGGCTTTGCGGTCGCCCCTTTGGAACCCTTCGCGCCCCATTCGGGGTTAAAGAGTAAGAGAGGGTGATACGTGAAATGATTATGAGCGGTTATCAGTACAACACCGCAGGCGGCGAAACGTTTGACAGTATCGCCCGGGAGGTTTACGGCAACGAGAAGTACGCCGCAGAACTGATGTGCGCGAATCCGCACCTTACGGATTTATCCGTATTCACGGGGCAGGAAGCCGTTCTCCTGCCCCAGATTGATTTAACGGACGCGGTGGACGAACTACCGGCCAAAGCTCCGTGGGAGGAGTGAGAAGATGGGCTTTTTCAGCAATCTCGGCAGCAAGACGACGGCCACCCCGGCGAAGCAGAGCACGAAAACAACCAGTATCGCATCCGTTATCAGCGGTGTAGCAAGCGCTGTAAAGACCGTCGCCAGCACGGTTGCCGGAGCGGTTAAGGGATTGGCCGACGTTATCAAGAAAAAGCAGGCGGCGGAAACGAAGGCCAAAAGCAACAACCGGAACACGTCCAGCAGTTCAAGCACACAGACGAGCAGCGGCGGATCCGGCTCCAATTCTTCCAGCTCTTCCAGTTCTTCCACGAACAATTCCAGCAATATTCTGCTGGAATGGAACGGGCACAAGTTCTATGTGACGCCGACAAAGGTTGTCGGGTACAAAAGCCTGCAGATTACGGCGAGCTGCGAAACGGAAGACGAAACAAACGGCGGGAACAAATACGTCAAGAAGAAGAACGACGGGGGTTACGAAGTCAAGTTTACGGCGATCCTGGACAAGCGCCTGGGCGTATCGGACGTGCGGGCTATGGCCATGCACCTGGCGGAAGACGCGAGAACCGGCGCGAAGAGCTATGTATACAACAACGGGAGCAAGCTGTTTACGCCGCAGATGATGGGTACCGGGGCGACGGTGAAGAACATTGTGACAGCTCCGAACGGTACCTGGATCAGCGCGGAAGTGGATATGACGCTGAAACAGTGCAGCAAGGGCGACGGCAGCAGCACCCCGGACACCCCGTCCGGCGGAAGCGGATACAAATTCTCCGTGACGGTCTATTATTCCGGCAGCAGCGGAGCCGTGCAGAGCGTGACCGGATACAGCAACGTATCCAAGGACGACGCGAGGAAAAAAGCCTGGGCGAAGGTACCAAGCAACGCGCAATGGGCCAGCGAAACAAAGAGCCAGGCCAGCAACCAGACGCAAGGCCGGACGGACGCGAAGAACAACGCGAACCAGACGACGGACAACGCGAAGGACGCGAGTTCTTATGTGCAGAAGAAGGTTGACTCTATCAAGCCGTCGCAGACCGGCGGGACAACCAACAAGGTAACTCCGGCAACAAAGCCGGTGGCCTTACTCAAGTAAAGGAGGGCGGGAGAAAATGGCCATGTATGAAATTACCAGCGCTCCCGCGCCGCTGGACTTTGAGTGCACGATGGTTAGCAACATGACGGAGCGGACGATACGGAACGCGAAGAACCTTATCACACTCCGGCAGGGGGACGTTCCATACGACCGGCAGCGGGGATTAAACCCCGCTATTTTTGACCTTCCATACGACGAAGCGGAAGCCATTATCGTGCAGGAGCTTGACCGGTGTATGCTCTGGGAACCGGACGCGGAGGTTGTGGAAGGGTGGATAGAGCTGGACGACGACGGAGAAGCCATCGTTCACTGTGTAATCGAAATCGCGTTTGAGGACGCGCAATAAAGGAGGCGGAAACGGTCATGGAAGACAACGAGATCCACTATCTGACATACGACCCGGACGCCATCTGGGACGCCATGATTGACGCCTACCTGGACGCAGGCGGCGACGTGCTGTATCCGGGTGACGAAAAGGAAATGCTGATGCGGGGCGTGCAGAGCATTATCATGCAGGCGTTTGCCGGAATCGACAACGCGCTGCGAATGGATACGCTGCGCTACGCGGTGGGCGAATATCTGGATATCTACGGGCAGAAACGGAACTGCTACCGGATCCAGGCGGAGAAGGCAACGGCCAACGTGACGCTGACCTTCCGGGCGACCGGCTCCCCGGGCGTCATTCCAGCCGGAACGCCGCTGACGGCGGACGGAAGCGTAATCTACGAAACGGCGGAGGATATCGCCTATACGGGATACGCGGGAAGCCAGACGGCGGATATCATCTGCACGGAAGCCGGGGCCAAGGGCAACGGGCTGACGGCGGGCAGCGAAATGCAACTGCTGGTGCCGCCGGAGGACGACAACGTGACGAACATCACGGTCAACGCGGACGCGGAGGGCGGCCAGAACGAAGAGGACGACGACACCTACCGGGCGCGGATCCAGACCTACGGACTGGCGGCGGCGACGACCGGCACGAGCGAAATGTATGAGCGCATCGCCAAGGAAACCAGCAGCGAAATCATTGACGCCCGGGCGCTGAACGAAGGCGACCTGGATGTATATGTGTATCTGATTCTGGCCGCCGGGGCGAACCCGACGAGCATTATCAACAGCGTTACGGCGGCGCTCAGCCCGAAGGACGCCAGGCCGCTTTCCGACAATATCACGGTGGCGGTTGCGACGGCGAAGACCTATACGCTGAACGTGAGCTACAGCGGCGTGGACACAACCGACCTTGCAACGGCGGTAAGCAACGCGGT